ACTTATGGCTTGCTATTTTCCGATAAGAGGTAATAACCAATGAAAATTATTTATCAAACAGATGACAATGGCGTAGCGGTTATTACTCCGGCTCCTAATTGTCCACATCCTATCGAAGCTATCGCTCGTAAAGACGTACCAGCAGGTAAGCCTTACAAGATCGTAGAGGACTCCTATGTACCTACTGATCGCACTTTCCGTAACGCATGGGAAGTAGATGCTGCTGAGTTAACTGACGGTGTAGGCTCTGAGTCTAACGAATTTGAGGTGTAAGCTATGCCGAGTGTAATTCGTGGAAGTGATGACTTAGATAGCGGCAAGATTGTTACGCCTGATGCTTTTATTGCCCATACAGCTAACGCCTTAACAATACCTAATTCAACTCCATCTAAAGTTGTGTTTAGCGCTACAGACCTAAATCGTAATAGCATATACAATGCCTCAAATGGTACTTTTACAGTATCAGAAGCAGGTCTATATTTGATTACAAGTCAGTGCTTAGTAGCAAAAGGCTACGCAACGCGTGTAGATATAATCTTTCACAAGAATGGCGCTTGGGTTGATGCTAAAGAAGTTAATCCAATACCATCTACAGCTAGTAACTACTCTGTTGAGGGCACAACTTATCAGTATCTAAATGCCGGAGATACTATTGAGGTATATGTCCAGATAGTAGGGGCTTCTGGTAGCTTGTATGTCGCAAGTGGTCAGACTCAATTCAACCGTTTTGCAGCAGCAAAAATAGGATAAATATTATGATTAACATCAACATGACTAAGGCAAAAGAGATTGCCCACACTGCACGTCGAGCTGCTCGCGCTGAGAAGTTCGCGCCACTAGACATTGAGGCCACTATTCCATCTATGGCTACTGAGGCCGAAGCTGCGCGTCAGGTTATCCGTGATGAAGATGCTGCCTTGCAGATTCAAATGGATGCTGCTGGTACTCCAGACGAGCTAAAGGCTTTGATGCCACAATAAGGAGGCTTTATGTCTAAAGCAAGAGACATAGCAGACGTAGGTGCTGTTGTTGGACGTAAGAATCTGATTATTAATGGTGGCTTTAAAGTAAGCCAGCGAGGTGATTACGCAACATCACCAGTGACTGTCACTGAAGGTGTTTATTCAGTTGACAGGTTTGCTGCATGGAATAATTCAGTATCTCAAACCCTGCAGAGAAGCAGTGCAACTATTAACGGTGTTACAAAAAATACATTGAAAGTGACAGCTACAAGTTCTGCTACTGGTTATATGGGTATTTACCAAGATGTAGAGACCCAGAATTTTCAAGTAGGTTCTCAGCTCACTATCAGTGCATATGTTAGGTCTAACAACCCTTATGTTCGTTTTCGTACAAACAATGTCGGAGGAGTATCTACTAACAGTCCGACCTTTACCAACAATGGTACTTGGGAAAAAGTTAGCTGGACTGTTGAGACAACAGGTACAACCACTACTGCCGTGCGTTTTGGAATTCTTGCGTTTGATTCCTCTACTGTACCTATCACATCAGGTGACTACATTGAAGTAGCAGATATACAGCTAGAACTCGGCTCAACCGCCACAGACTTTGAGCATCGTTCTTATGGTGAAGAACTGGCGTTGTGTCAGAGGTATTATGAGAAAATTGGCAATGGAACTGATGCTATACTTGGGGTAACTGATAATGCTGTATCAAATTTAGGATACTCATGGCCTACTAAAGCAGCTACTTATTCTTATGGTGTACCTAAGCGTATTGCCCCCTCGATTACCCTATTATCCTACTCAGGTAGCAATAATATACGCGTTATGTCACAGGCGTCACATTTAACAATAGCTGAGAACAACAGTTCTAGTTATTCTTACATAAATACTTTTGAAGCAGACGCAGAACTTTAATATAGGAATTAACAATGAGTGAAATTCAAACAGTAAAACTAGTTAATGACCACAATGGCGAAGCCAACGGTTATCTGGTTAATGGCTCTATGTCTGTTCCTATGGCAGAGGGCAACCGACACTATGCAATGGTGCAGGAGTGGATTGCAGAGGGCAACACTCCCGAAGCTGCTGACGTACCATCAGAACCTACCTATGCCGAGCTACGAGCTGAAGCATATCCATCTATTGAAGATCAACTGGATATGCAATATTGGGATAAGGTCAATGGGACTAACCACTGGCAACAATCCATAACTACAGTAAAAGCAACTTATCCAAAGGAGTAGTTATATGCCTATAAAGAAAGACTCACGTTTAGATAGGGCTGGCGTTAGTGGTTACAACAAACCTAAGCGTACACCTAATCATCCTACGAAGTCACACGTTGTTGTGGCTAAAGAAGGTGATCAAGTAAAGACAATTCGTTTTGGTCAGCAAGGTGTTTCTGGTGCTGGTAAAGCCCCTAAGACTGCTGCTGAAAAAGCACGTAAGAAGTCTTTTAAAGCTCGTCACGCTAAAAATATATCTAAAGGTAAAATGTCTGCGGCTTATTGGGCTGATAAAGTAAAATGGTGATGTAATGGCTGAATTATCTGAAGACACATCGGTAACAATTCCGCTTAGAAATCTGATTGCAATGATTGCATTTACATCAATAGCTACAATGGCGTACTTCTCTGTACAGGAGCGGTTAAACACCCTTGAGCATTCTTTAGATAAAACTCAGATGGACATAAACGCCAACTCTGAGTTCCGTATTAAATGGCCTAGAGGCGAATTAGGAGCACTCCCTGCTGATGCTCGTCAAGATATGTTAATTGAATACACATCGGGACTTCTCGATAAAGAGATAGTCAAAAACGAACAACTTTTAAATGACATACATAACCTTAAGTTAAGGCTTGCAGCCTTAGAAAAAGGTTTAAACACAGAGTAAGAATCTAAACATAAGCATCTAATAGGGAAATCGCTAATGTCCGAACAACGCTTTGATAGGCTAGAAAATAGTCTTGATAGACTAACAAGTAAGGTAGATCAAATGTCAGAAGTCGTGACCGCTTTGGCTCGTATAGAAGAAAAACACGTAGCTGTACAACACCGCCTTGACCATCACGATAGGCGTTTAAATAAACATAGTGATGCTTTAGATGAGCTTTTTGTAGACACTACGAGAATGGCAAAGACTTCAGGCACTAACGAATGGTTCATTCGTATCTTAATAGCAAGCATGGTAGGCACAGTAGCCTATTTATTGAGAGGATAAAATGACATATAAAGAATTAATTAATGAAGTGCTACGAAGGCTCAGAGAAGATCAGATAACTTCTGATTGGTCTGGTGCTCTAGCTACTGCTACTGGCCCTACTGATTATCAGAAGATGATTGGTGATTTTGTCAATGACGCTAAGTATGAAGTAGAGCATTATTGGGATTGGCAGACGTTACGTGTAACTGCTGGTATTAATACTCAGAATGGAGATATGTCTTACGCTTTAGTAGGTGCAGGATCAGACTTTCGTGTACTAGATGTTATAGACACTACAACAGGCCGTCACTTAAAACAGATACCTTCTGCTGAGTTAAATAACAAAGCATTTCCAGTAAGCGATCAAGTAACTGGAGAAGCGTATCAGTATGGATTTAACGGCATAGACGACAATCTAGATATGGTTGTTGATTTGTGGCCTATACCTGATGATCAACGTCAGATTAACTTTAACATTGTTAAGCCTCAAGACAAGTTGTATCTAGCAACTACTCAGATATATGTAAACCCACAAGCAGTTATTTTAGGTGCTTATGTACGTGCATTGTCTGAGCGTGGAGAAGATGGCGGCACACAAGTTTCTGTAGCTGCTGGTGAATATCAAAATGTTCTTTCTAGAGCTGTACAGATAGATTCTAGCAAGACTCAATATGAGACTGATTGGTATGCCAACTAAGCCCCTTGCCCCTGTAGTACTAGACTCTGTAGGTGTTTTTGGCCTAAATACACAGTCTAACGCATCCAGCCTTGATCACAGATGGTTGACTAAGGCTGATAACATTATGATTAATTCTGAAGGTCGTCTTACTTCTCGTAAAGGTGTCAAACAGTTTAGTGCTTCTATTGGTAATTATGCTGTTAAGTCTATAGCCGAAGTAACTAAGACAGACTCTACTACAGAAATGTTTGCTACTGCTAACAATACAATATACAAGTTAGACAGAAGCGTAGTTCCTGCAACAATGACAGCACAGACATTTAGTCCTACAGCTCCTACGATTACTGATGATCATTGGATGTTTTCTCAGTATGACGATGATTTATTAGGAGTACAGGATGGACACGAAGCTATTCACTACGATAGCTCTACTGGTACTTGGTCTAAACTATCTGATACAGCTACATGGGGTGCTCCTACTGGCATCACTACTTTTAATCCTTCTTGTGCTGCAAGTGCATATGGACGTAGCTGGGTAGGTGGTTTATCAGAAGACCCTAACACATTGTTCTACAGTCAAGTAGCTAATCATCATAACTTTAGTGCTTCTGGTTCCGGTAGTCTAAACATGAATGCTGTGTGGGGCTATGATGTTATTGTAGGAATAGAGATATTCAACAACCAATTAATTATCTTTGGTAAGTTTAATATTGCCATCTATAATGGCCCTTGGGACATTGATGTAACTGATGGTACTGAACGCTTTGGTCTTCAAGAAATAATCAAGGGGGTAGGTTGTGTCAGCAGAGATTCCATTAAGGCTTTCGGTGAAGATATTCTATTTTTATCTGCTGATGGTGTTAGGTCGCTTAATAGAACGAAGATTCAAGACAAGATGCCATTAACAGACTTGACTAAAAATGTCAAGAACGATATAATCAAATCCATAGCTATTTCTGATCACAACGATATAAAAGCTGTTTACAATCATTCAGGTGGATACTACGTTATTTCGTTTACTGGTATCAATCAACACTATTCTTTAGACTTCAAAGCAATAAATCCAGACAATACTCCTAGAATAACTAAGTGGGCATTCTTAAAATCAAGAGCTCCTAAGTCTTATCTTTCTTTATATACCGGAGAGTTGTATATCGGTATAGGAAATTCAAACCAAGCAGGTGTAGTTGCAGAGTATGATGATTACTTCGATGCAGACTACGACACGGTAACTTCTAGTTGGGTAAATAACAGTTATCAAACAAGTTGGAAGTCTGTTTATATGGATTTAGGAAATCCTTCTATTGCTAAATTACTTAAGAAGTTTGAGTGTGTCATAGATGGTGGTCGTGAATCAGACATAAACATCAGATGGTACAGAGACTATTCTACTAAGTACGATGATCATACATTTACGTTAAGTCCTGTAGCTGAAGGTGTTATTGCTTTGTTTGGGTCGTCAACTTCATTGTTTGGTAATTCTAAGTTTGCACCTCTATTTTTTCCTAAAGAATACAAAGTAAATCTTTCTAAATCTGCTAAGGTTCTACAAATAGAGATGGTAACGACAGTTAAAGGTTTTAAAGGTGCTCTACAGAGCATGACAGTTATAGCTAAGGGTGGGAAAATCCGATGAGTAATTATTCAATACAAAACAACTGGGCTGGTAAAGATGCTCTCGCAGATTCCGACCCTAATAAAGTAATCAGTGGAGACCTGTTTGATGTTGAGTTTACAGCAGTACAGACAGCTCTTAACTCTAAAGCAGACTTGGGTGGTTCTGCTACACAAGCATTTAGTGCGACTACAGCTACAGCAGGCACAAACACCACACAAGTAGCTACTACAGCTTTTGTTACTGCGGCTATCTCAGCAGCAATACCAACTGCGGCTGAAGTAAACGGACACGCCTATCCAATAGGGTCTATATATACTTCTATTGTGTCAACTAACCCTTCTTCATTGTTAGGAGTAGGTACATGGGTTGCTTTTGGTGCTGGCCGTGTTCTTGTGGGTCTTGATGCTTCACAGTCTGAGTTTAACAATGTTGAAGAAACTGGTGGTAGTAAGACGCATACGCTGACTACTTCTGAAATGCCCTCACACACGCACGTTCATACAGTTAAAACAGGTCGTAGCTATAGCTCTACAACAGGAAGTGCACCTGTCGTTCAGGGCAGTAACACCACAGTTATAGATACAGATGGCGAAACAACATCTAGTACAGGCGGTAATCAGCCTCATAATAACTTACAACCATACATAACAGTATACTTCTGGAAGAGGACTGCATAATGGCTTTATTTGATAATTTTTTAAGTTCTTTGAAAAGAGATGCTTCAGGAGCTAAACAGGCTTTTCCTATTGCTGCACGAAGTTTTTTTGATCCTAATTCTGGCGTAGATAGAAGTCCTAATACTCCTTCTCAAGCAGAGTTAATGGCTAACCCAGAGTTAGCTAGACGTACTGAGCAAATGCTTTTAGCTGATATGGTTAAAGATAGCCGATCACGCACTGCTTCTGGAAGAAGCTCTAGCACTTCTGGAGGAGGTGGCGTAGGTTCTACTACTACGGATGCTATGACTCCAGCAGAAGCATATTCTGAAGCTATCAGACCCCGTGATGTTACTTACAGTAATATCTTTGGTACGACTGTTTTTGACCCTGAAACTGGTGCTATATCTACTGAAGCTGCCGACCCGTTCCGACAGTTTACAACAGGTCTAATGGGACAGCTAAGTGGTGCTATGGAAGCATATCAACAGTTTGACCCTACTGCTCAAGCACAGCGTTACATAGATGCAGTAACAGCAGGACAAGCTGAAGAACGAGCACTACAAGACCAAACAAGTCTTTCTCGTCTTATTGCTTCAGGTCAATTAGGACGTAGCGCACAAGCTCGCGCAGCAAGAGACGTAGAAAGAGAGCGTGAGCTTCAAGATTTACAGACACAATTTGCTGCTCAACAGTTTGCTGAACAACAACGCCAACAACAGTTAGGTACTATCGGTGGCTTGTTTGGTTTAGCAGGCGGTGTAGCACAACAACAGTTTGCACCTTATCAGATTGCCCTAGAAACTGTACCTACTCTACAAGAAATTTATGGTGCTCCTCAAGAGCCTCTATTCCAAGAAGGTATGTTTGAGAAACAACTAGAAGCAACCAGACAAGCAAACAAAGCTCAACAATCTTCTGATCTTTTCGGTATGTTGCTGGGTAATATCTTTTCATAATAGGAGATTTTAAAATGGCTTTATTTAGAGGCGGCCCACGCTCAAATATAACACAAGTAGTTTCTCCTATGTATCAAGGCATCATACAGGCAGAGAAACAAAAAGGACAAGCTGTACGAGAAGCTATGGGAGCTTTTGGTAAGGCTATTGATCCTAAGACGATAGGTATGCGTAAGTTCAAAGAAGAGTTTGCGAATGCTGATTGGACTAATCCAGAAACCTACTTTTCAGCTTCTAAGTTTTTGTCTGAGTTTGACCCTACTGCGGCTATGGATATGTCTAATAGAGGTATGCAACTACGAGCAGCAACAGCACCTAAGCGTGATATGCAGATTGTTGAAGAGTATGATCCAACAACAGGCCAAATGGTACAAACAGTTGTAAACTTAGCTACTGTACCTGAAGGTACTACATTCGGAGCTGCTAAAGCCCCTGAGAGTAAAACTGATAAGCCTAGTACTCTTTCAACACAAGTATCAGAAGCATTTGGCTTTGATGCTGGTACTCCTGAACATCAAGAAGAAATGCAAAAACTCTTAGCAAGAAAAGGTACTGTCAAAACCCTACCTTCAGCAGCACAACAAATAGGCGAAATTCGAAAACAAGTTACATCTAATCCTACTTATAAAGCAGCAATGGAACGTAGGATTAAAGTAGAAACTGCACAGAAATTAGTTCCAGAAGTAAAAGCAGGAAACGAATCAGCAGTTCCTTTATTAGAACGTACAGTTTCTGAAATATATAACGCAGACTCAAGAGCTGCTTCTGAAATTGATCGTCTAGTAAAACGTAAGTCTTGGTCTACTGCTTTCCAAGATTGGTTAGCTGGAGGTTTTCAAGGAACACTATCAAACGCTACGATAGAAGACTTAGATAAAATGATTGAGATTATGGATCAAGCAACTGCTAAATCTGTTAATGACATAATAGACCTTGAAAATTTATTATATAAGGACATAGAAGGTTTAGACAACGCCATTGTTGCTCGTACTCTAGATCGTTTCCGTATTGTTACTGAAGGAGAAGGAGCGGATTTTGGAGATATTACACAAGGGCGTGTAGAAGCTGCTAGTCAGCCAACACAAGCCTTAGAGGATGGAATCTACTCAGATGGTAAGGGCGGTCGTTTGGAAGTAATAAACGGGGTGGCATATGAGCTTTGATTGGAGTAGCGCACGTAAGATAGAAGGCGACAACGCAGTACAACAAGACGATATGCCTACTATAGAAGGTTCTTTTGATTGGGGCAGCTCTGTTCGTCTTCCAAAGGTTGCCGTATCAGAAAGTACCCGTGAACTAATTGAAG